GGTGTAGTTTTTGAAGAATGCTCTAAACCCTTTTCCTCAAGTACGTCACGGTAGGTTTTAGTTGGTGTTTCATAATTAGTCCAAGTATGGAGAAAACTTTTCACCATTGTTGACTTACCGCTATTCGCTGTACCACTAAAAGCAATTCTCATAGTATTATTATTTACAAGTTTTTTACATATTGGCAACAAATGAGTGCCATTCTTCTTTATATAAATTAAATTGATAACCGTCTCTCGGTCTATAAGGTTTATATTTTAACCTAAGTTTAGCCTCTGCTAACGTCTTACTACCTTTGTTTGAGTTGGTGAGTCGATCACACGTTACTAAATTTTCCCAAGTACTATTACCACCTTTACTTCTAGGTATAACATGGTCAATAGTTAAGTCCTTAAAGTCAAACGTATCCTCACAATACTGACATTGGTATAAGTCACGTAGGTAAATGTTGTGTCTACTGAATCTAACTTTACGTCTTAAATTAAAATATTCATTAGTTACAGCAACACTGGGTACGTTTAGTGTAAGTTTTTCACTGCGTACATGCCAGTCGTTGTATGTTTCGAGAACCTGTATACGTCCTAAAAACATCAACTTAATAGAGTGTTGCCAGTTAATTACTGAGAGGGGCAGTACTGATATTGGATTGTAGTCTTTGTTGAGAAGCAAGGTATGCGACATGTTAAACCTTTCTAAAAGTATTTAACAAGGCACACGAAAACTGTTAAATATTAGTATGAGTAAATCACTTGACGGTGTTTTAATTAAAGCCGCACACAAAAAAGAAACATTTACAGAGTCTCAGATAAGAGCACTGGCAATGTGCATGGATCCTAAAACAGGGTGTCAGCACTTTTTAAGCAACTACTTTTACATACAACACCCAACAAAAGGTAAAATGTTGTACCAACCTTTTGACTACCAAAAACGGTTAATTGATACCTATAACAATCATAGATTTAGTATTAGTTTATTGCCTAGACAGACAGGTAAGTCCACATCAGCGGCAGGATACCTATTGTGGTACGCAATGTTTGTACCTGATAGCACAATACTAGTAGCCGCTCACAAGTATGCAGGTGCTCAGGAAATTATGCAACGTGTACGTTATGCTTACGAGTCAGTGCCTAATTATATACGTGCTGGCGTAACAAGTTATAACAAAGGTAGCATAGACTTTGATAATGGTTCACGTATTGTTGCAATGACCACAACTGAGAACACTGGTCGAGGTATGAGTATTTCATTACTATACGCAGACGAGTTTGCATTCGTTAGACCTACTATTGCCCGTGAGTTTTGGACTTCGATATCACCTACCCTTAGTACTGGTGGTAAGGCTATTATAACATCAACACCAAACAGTGACGAGGATCAATTTGCGTTTATCTGGAAACAAGCAAACAAGAACATTGATGAGTTTGGTAATGAGCAAGAGACTGGTATCAACGGCTTTAGAGCATTTAGAGCAGAATGGTGGGAGCATCCAGACAGAGACGAAAAATGGAAAGCAGAAGAGATAGGACGTATTGGCGAAGATAGATTTAGACGTGAACATGGATTAGAGTTTTTGATCTACGATGAAACACTTATAAATGCAACTACTTTGCTAGAGCTAGAACCTAGAGAGCCTGTGTTTAAACAAGGACAAGTACGCTGGTTTAAACAGCCTGAAAAGGATAAGACTTATGTTATAAGTTTGGATCCTAGTTTAGGAACAGGCGGAGACTTTAGTGCTATACAAATATACGAGTTACCTTCGTTAGAACAAGCAGGCGAGTGGCAACATAACAAAACGCCTATTCCACAACAAATTAAACTACTACAACAGATAACAAGTTTCCTAGCAGAAACAGTAGACAATAATAACATCTACTACAGTATTGAGAATAATACTATAGGAGAAGCCGCTTTAATTAGTATTGCGGAGATAGGGGAAGAGAATATACCAGGTACGTTCCTAACAGAATCAAAGAGCCATGGCAATTCAAGACGTTTTAGAAAAGGATTTAACACGACTCAACGTAATAAACTAGCGGCATGTGCTAAATTAAAGAGTCTAGTAGAAAGTAAAAAACTTAAGGTACACAGCAAAAACCTAATTAGTGAACTTAAAACTTTTGTAGCAAATGGGGGCAGTTATGCGGCAAAAGTGGGAGAAACTGACGACTTAGTTATGAGTCTGGTGTTAATTACACGTATGATGCAGGGCCTGCAGTCTTTTGATGCTAACTTAGACACAGCAATGAGAGACCACAATGACTCATTTGTTGAACCCATGCCATTTGTAATTTTTTAATGCCCCTAGCATAAATACAAACATGAGCGAAATTGAACCCATAGCACAAGGATTACATGACAAGTTGAAGAACAGATTTGGCGATATCGCTATATCTGACGAGTCAGCCAAACCTACTAGTGACGTAGAGCAAGGGCGTTTCTTTAACTTTGATTATAATGTTGGCAACAAAAACTACGGTAATGTCACTATCAGTATAAATGATGGCGAGAGTCTAAAAATATTCTTCAACAGACGCATCAGTCACAAGATGGATGAGGAAGACCGTCCAACATGGTACAAGTTTTTAAAGGCACTGCGTAGTTTTTCACGTAGAAACATGCTAAGGTTCGATACAAGAGATATTACAAGACAAGCATTAACGAAAAAAGAGATTAAAGATATGGCCACCAACGTAGACGTTTACGACAAAACAGAACTTAATCAAATAAAGACTAATGAAAGCAAATTATATGGTAGCAGTAAAAGCAGTTATCAAAAGTTAGTTGCTAAAGAAGGACAAAATCCTGTTAAAATTATTGTAAGACATGCTAAGAAAGTTGATGAAGAAAAGCATGGCGCAAGAGCAAGAAACATTAGTGCAATCTTTTTAGAAACACAGTCAGGCGAACGATTCAAATTACCATTTACTAAACTAGTAGGTGCAAGAGCTATGGCTAGACACTTAATGAACGGTGGCGGTGTTGGCGATGACTTATCGACTCACATATCAGAACTAGTTGAAGAAATGGCAGACTTAGGTCAATTTGTTAGACTAATGAAAAACAAACCCTGGGAAAACAGCGAGACTAAAGAAATGGTGGAAGCCGCAGTTGAACGCTACCAAGGTGTAAGAGCCACGCTCAATAGTCTACAGGGACCAAAAGGCTATGCAAAGTATGTAGAGGCATTTGCGCCTGAAGTAAAGCAGTTAGATGATTTTGATGCAGACACACTTAAAGAAAAATTTGTACAAAAGAGCTTCCCAGAAAAGTTAGAGTCTGCATTGCCACACGTTTATAGTGCGCACAAAGCATGGAGTAAAAATATGTCAGAGCAGTTACAACAAGTACATGAATTTGTACGCACAGATGAATCTGTAGAATTGGGCAGAACATGTGGTGACAAGGCTTACTTTGAATCATTAAGTTTTGTTGACACAAAAGCATTATTAAGAACAGTACTAGAACAAGTATCAGAACAAGCAGACGGAGCAATCAAAGAGTTTGCAACTAAATGGGCATCTCGAATTGACACACTAGAAGAGCATGTTGATGAATCTTTAAAAGAAGAATACGGTATGGCTGTACAACTTGCCAAGCAGTATATTAAGGGTGTTAAGTCGATCAAGGAAAGCCAACCGATAGTACAACAAGATGCTGAAACATATCAAGACGTTGCATTTGAATCTGATGAATATGCAAACTGGGCAGACAGTATGGTTGAAGACAATGAAGTTGACGAAGATGCAATACGTGAACTTGCATTGTATATTGAAAATGATGGTCAACTATACCAACAACAAGGCGAGCCTATCATGCGTAACCTTTCACGCAAGTGGGACAAAGGTATATATGACCATGATAAAGCAAAAACATTATGGAAGTATTATGCAGATACTGGTGCTAAGAAGTATGGCAAAGAACATGGTGCGAATGATGGCTTTAAAATGTTCCCACCAGCAGTACGTAGAGCAGTTGCAAGTGAACTAGCAGATAATTGGCATGAAGAACTTAAGGCTGGTAACAAAATGGAAGGTGCGCCATTAGGGGAAAGTGACGTAGCACCACACGAAAAGTTACAAAAACTAGTGGGACAGCATTTTCCTGTAGGACAAGACGGTAGCAATGCTATTACAGCACTACAAGGTATTATAGATGATGAAGGACTTAATGCTGATATACAAAAGATGGCAGACGAAAAAGGTCCTGACACTTGTGGTAGACCAGCAGTACACAAGTACTTGTCAGACGTAAATCCAGAGTTATTGCAGTTATTAGACTTTGGTGACATGACAATGGAAACACTGGGTGGCGATGCTAGTGAAGATTTCATCGATGCAGTTACAGACAAAAAGAAAAAGAAACACGGCGAAACAACGGCAGAAGATATTAAAAGATTAAGCGGAATTAAATAGTAAATTTAACCGTTTAGCATTGACTAGATAAATAAAATTGTATACACTACTAAAGTGGTGTGTGCATATTAGGCATACATTATGGCAAACTTATTAAGGAGAAAACATTATGGCAACATCATTGGCCGATATCAGAGCAAGACTGCAACAACAAGAAACACGATCAAGTGGTAGTTCAAGTGGAGGTGGCGACAATGCTATCTTTGCACACTGGAACATAAAAGAAGGTGAGACCGCAACTATCAGGTTCCTTCCTGATGGAGATACTAAAAACGATTTTTTCTGGGTAGAACGTGCTATGATCCGTTTACCTTTCCAGGGTATTAAAGGACAAGCAGACAGCAAACCCGTACAGGTACAAGTACCCTGTGTTGAGATGTGGGGAGAATCCTGTCCTATTCTAGCAGAAGTTAGAACATGGTTTAAAGACAAGAGTCTTGAGGACATGGGTCGTAAGTACTGGAAAAAACGTAGTTACTTGTTTCAAGGTTTTGTTAGAGAGAATCCAATGCAGGAAGATACAACACCTGAAAACCCAATTCGCAGATTTGTAATTAGTCCACAAATCTTTAACTTGATTAAGTCAGCACTACTTGACCCAGACATGGTTGAGTTGCCAACTGATTACACACAAGGCTTAGACTTCAGAGTAGTTAAAACTACAAAAGGTGGTTACAGTGACTACTCTACAAGTAATTGGGCAAGGCGAGAGTCTGCACTTACATCAACAGAAACAGCGGCTATAGAACAATATGGTTTATTCAATCTAGCAGACTTCTTGCCCAAGCGTCCAGACGAGACAGCTCTTAAAGTTATGAAAGAGATGTTTGAAGCATCAGTAGATGGGCAACCATATGATGCAGAAAAATGGGGAAGTTACTTCAGACCAGCAGGCGTTCAAATTGCTAACGCACAACCTAGAGAAAGTGCGCCAGCAACACAGACAGCTCCTGCACCAGCACCAACTGTAGAAGCAACCCCCGAGCCTGTTGCAGTAGAGGTACCTACAGAAGCAACTGCACCGGTAGAAGATGCAAAACCAAGTAGCCAGAGAGCAGAAGATATTTTGGCTATGATTAGAAATAGACAGAAGTAATACCTCCTAGTAGTAAGTAGTTAGAAGCGGGTACCCAGGTGGGTACCTGCTTTAATACTACACTCGATATGTTTACACAACTAGATTACGAACTATTTCCAGATAATCCTGAGGTATATAAGTTACCGTCAGGTGACCTTGTGGCTAAGGTACTTAAGAACGCATCTAGTAGTTTAGACAGACAAGGCTACAAACTAGCAACAACGGAAGAAATATATCAAGCATCAAGTATCACAGTATACTGGCGAGAACCTATTGCAAGGTTTAAAAGTGGACTAAGCACCTTTTTACAACAAACCAACATATCAGTTAACCATGCATCGCAGTACTTGTTTTTAAATAGACATTATGCACCACAGTTTTATACGTTGATTAACTTACGCCGTTATATGAATAAGACTGCTAGTTTTAGTTTTAGGAGTATAGACCAAGTCAAAGACATTACAGACTT